ATTTTTTAGAATTGAGGTGATGTGATATGACTGTAGTTAAATTTAGTACTGAGATAAAGACGAGTTTAAAAATGGCTAATAATTTAGAAAATATGATTCGCAGATCTGGTCTGCTTAATAAAGAAGTCGCTGAAAGAAAAGGTATTAGACCAGAAACAGTTTCCAGGCATATTAGCGGAGCTTTGCAGTTTACGCTTAAAGATGCTGAAGAATACGCCATGATTTTAGACTGCTCGCCACAACAAGTTATGTTTGCGCAGCATGCTATACCTTTATTTGGATCTCTAAATGATGAAATAGTTACAGTAAGACCTAATACAAAAAAGCAGAAAGCTTATTATGTAGCTTGGCCAGTTGAAGAATCAAGACGTTTAATTGTTGCAAAACACACAAATCCTAATAAATCCTGGGCAAATGGTAGGTTTTATAGTTTTGATAAAACTTGTATTGATAAAGTTATTGTTGATCCAAAATGCTTTATGACTGTTAGCCTTGTATTAATTAAAGGTGAAGAAAATCCACAATTTGCAGTTGTTTATCCAGAACCTGGTGGCACTTTTTCACTTGCCTTTAATAGTGACACTCACTCTACAACAGATCAAAGCAGAGTTTCTTTATTAGAGCCAGACAATAAAAGATCTGGATTAGATCTGGTTTGGGGAACACCAATACTTAGCTGTTGGTTTCAACCAGAATTACTTGGAATTGTTAAAAAACAATTTTAAATCAACCCCCTTGACGTTTTAAATCAAGTTAATGTAGGCTCTCTTAATAATATTTAGGAGAGCTTATGTCATTTATAGAAACACCTAGATTTGCTTCAAGATTTAATTATCTGTGGCACTCTAATCCAAAATCAAAATTAAAATGTAAAGCTTTGTTTGACAAAGTTCACCTTAGACCAGCTTTGTCTGATGCCTGGGATCTATATCAAAATTTAAATAATGAAAAACATATTAGAGATCGTGCCTGGACTGTCATTGAAAAGTTTGATTCTAAGCTTAATGGACAAGATAACGCTGCTATGTGTGGTGGCCGAACAGTTCAAGAAGCTGCTGATGCTATACTTATAGATGAAATAGATCCTGGAGTAGCTATAGACCAGGCCATTCAATCCTATAATAAATTTAAACCTCGCACCTGGGATAATGGATCTGATGCAGATAAAAAAATTAAATACATAGATGAGATTGAAGCAGTAACTAAAAACGCTGTGGCTGGTCTTAAAGAAGCTATGGCTAGAGATAATCAAATTATAGGTGAAGTTGAGTACATAGAAAAACTAAAAGGCCTGGAGCTGCCACACAATACCAGGCCAGATTACAATAGGCGTGGAGATCTTAAGACTAAATGGTCTAGGCTATCTAAAACATCTAAGTCTGGCTTTGCAGCTGCAAGCTTACCAAAAACATTAACTGGTCCTTTTGAGCAAGCAGCCTTATATCAAGTTGCTGGTTTCTGGGCGTGTAATGGTGGCCTACCGCCTTTCCTAGTTTATGCTAACGCTTCAGACTATAAAATATTTGACCAGGACAACACGCCAGAGCTGCAAGATGAAAACCTGGTTGATATAGTTAAAACAATAACCAGGTCACACAAAGCGACTGAAGAATTACTTGCAGTTGCTAAAGACAAAGATCATTTATTTAAATTAATTGAACCAGACTTTACCAATATCTGCTGGTCTGAACCACCAACAATTATTGATGAAGCAAAGAAACTATGGGGAATATAATGAAAGATCCCTGGTTATGGATAAGTGAGCTTTTCGGCGCTCTTTTTCTATTCACATTTTTTTATTTTTTATTTTGGATTCTAGCCATTTTATTTCCAGGAGCTATGTAGATGATAGACATATTAGAAACACCACCAAACATTCATAAAAACGCCAGGGAAACTGAACAGCTGGCTCTTGAGTTCATACTACCAAAAGTAAAGAAGCTGCGCTTGAGAGTCCTTAAATCAATAGCAAGCGCTGGATGGACTAGAGGTAAAACTGGATCTGAAGTTGTAAACGATATTGACGGCTACATTGTATCAGGAAGGCCCAGGCTCACAGAACTAAATGAGTATGGATTAATTATACCAGGTGAAAAAAGAAAGAACGCTAGAGGATCTTATGAATTGTCCTGGTTAATAACAAGTAAAGGTAAACAAGTTGCGGAGATGAATGATGAGTAAGACTAATATTCCTAAAAAAGTAATTGATCTTATAAAAGAATTAGAGCTGACAAGAGAAGAAACTTTATGGGATTGTCATGGTACTTGGGTTATGTATCACAAGGCCCTGGAGAAAATAGCAGCTCATAAAGGCGTAACATTTGACGAACCTAAAGTTATACATTCTGACGTAGCTCTTAAATCTGTAGTGATGCTAGTCACCGGAAGAATGGACCAGCGAACTGAATGGAGCTTTGGTGAAGCTACGCCAGCTAATAATAAAAACGCCTATCCTTTTGCTATGTCTGAGAAAAGAGCCAAGGACAGAGTTATTTTAAAGTTAGTTGGTTTGCATGGTGATGTTTATTCAGACACAGAAATAGATAAGCAAGCTCAAGACGATATTAAAGAACGAGCTACCAAAAAAACAAAAGAACCACCAAAAGAAAAGCCTAGCAAAACTCTTGAAGAAACTATCAAGGAAACTGAACAAGATCGAGAAGACATAGCTAATGGAAAATATACACCTGGAGAAGCAGAAATTGATCCAGATAAAATAGCTGAGTGGGAAAAGATACATCAAACTTATATGAAAAACATAAGTCAATTACCATCACAAAGCACTTGCGCTTATTGGTTTAACAAACAAAAGGATGTTCTTAAAAGTATGAAAACAGCTGTGCCTAGAATGTATGGCGAAATAGAAGAACACTACACCAAGAAACTACAATCACTAACAAACTAAGGGAGTAACTAATGGGAAATGCACCGCAATTTTCAAACACAAAAGTAAAATTTAATAGAGCTGTATCAAGTTCAGAAGATAATCCAGGTCAACAAGTTAAGGTTAGTGTCTGGTTAAACTTTGATAATGGCTGGGATGAATCATCTAACAGACCTTTTCCGCCTACACCAGAACAACAAAAAAGTATTGAGGATATTCATAAACAAATAAAAAATCTTGGAATGGAATTATCTTTTCAGCTGCAAGAGGCCGACAGCAAAATGAATATATCCAGGGCAAGAGCATTTTGTAACGAGCTTCGTTATGATGCTAATCCAGCTCAAAGCTTTGATGCAGTTAAAAATGGAGAAGTAAATGGTTTTGACGATTTATAATAAAGCCTTGTTTAACCTTATAGAAACAACTCAAATATTATTTGGACCATGTAAACGTAAAGGATCTGAATACGCTAGAGTTAATAGAATGGTTAAAGATGGCGCTATAAATAGCATAACAGATCGTGGTAGATTTTATGTAACCAGGAAAACTTTAGAAGATTTTATGGGATCTGAGGTGGCATTAAAAAAAGCTCTACAAAATTTAGACAATGTTGTAGAGCTTTATCCAGATAGTTAGAAGTTTATTTGGGCCATATCGTTTCTAAGCTTTTCTTTTCTAGCTATGTCTTGCATCCAATGACCATAAGTTCTTTGAGTAATGGCAATGTCACTATGGCCCATAAGATTTGAAACAGTCCAAACATCATTGCCATAAAACTCTAGCATCTTACTCGCATAGTAATGCCTTAGATCATGCCAGGTTAAGTTCTTATTACTAAGCTGCCTAACAACTTTTTGCAGCTGCTCACGCCAGGTTGATGTATTTACCATTGTATTATACTTAGTTCCAAACACTAAATGTGTTGGATCTGGTCTGCCTTGCTTTATGTAATACTCTTGCAGCTCCCTCATTAAAGTATTTTTAATTGGTACAGTTCTGTTAGATGTCCTGGTTTTAACTCTACCTACACCGCCCTCAACTTTTATCTTTGCAGCCTTGTTAACTGTAACCTCAAACATTTTAAAATCTATATCTTCCCAGGTCAAAGCTCTTTGCTCACCAGCTCTTAATCCAGTTGAACAAGCAAACTTATATGCCAGGACTACAGACTTAGGTAAAAGTTTTTCTATATCATGTATGAAATCTGTAGATAACTTTTCCTTTTGCGGCTTGTTTTCCAGGTCATCATTGAAAGGTCTTTCAATAACAATATCAGACATAGGATTTTCTCTAATGCAGCCACAAACTTTAGCGTGTTTCATAAGTTTGTTAAACATGGATCTCATGGCAACCAAAGTCTTATAACTTCTCTTACCTTTTTTACCAGAGTTTTCTAATGCTGGAATAATGTAAGTCTTACAATGTTGAGCAGTTAGATCGCTAACTTTAAGATCTGCGACAGTAGCCATACCAATTTTAATTTGTAAAAAACTTTCAAAAACTTTTTTGTATGAATCAAAGTATTGCGGTAATGGCTTACCTTTTTTCATCCTGGTATATTCTTCCCAGTAAAAATGTCTGAGTGGATTATTGTTCTTAATCCTATCATCCCAATCAGCTCGCATCTCATCATCTGGGAATGGACCAAGTAAATCTTTGATTGTCCAGGTGTGGCTTTCTTGTAAATGCTTATCATTTAATTCTTTAACTTTAATCAAAGCTTGTTCAGCTTCTTCCTTTGTATGATAAAACTTTCTAGCTCCACCTACATTTCTAAGATCTAAAAGATAACAAGCTTTGCCTTGCTTTTGTTTGCTTTTTTCTAAAGATATTTTTTTATTTTGTAACATTATACACCTCATAGTTATATTTATAATATGAGAGCCTTGACTATAAAAGTCAAGTGTATTGACGTTAAGGTGTAAATTAATTCTCGTAAGGATTCAATATTTACAAAAGTAACATTTACACCCAATTTACACCCAGCATACATAGGCATTAAAAAAACTCAATAAAATCAAGGGAAAGTGTGGTGATCCCTACGAGATTCGAATGAGTGAACTCCTACGTCTAGGATTGTCTATGCTTGTCTAGTCTAGGCTCACCTTACCTTTATATAATGCAAGATAATACAAGTCAACCTCAGATAGCTGTAGAGCTTACACCCAATTTACACCTAAATATATTCTAGGTGTAAATTTATTCTCGTAAGGCGTGTTTTGGTGGGATTGTTTAAATGTGGGCAAACGTCATAATCGCACATATATTAATGGCGATTTAAGAGTCATACAGAAGCGAAAACAATTCTAGGTTAAATCATACCTAGGCTTTTTTAGTTTTCTTTGCTGTCTTGGCTGCTCGCTTAAAATTGGCAGCTGTTGGCGCTCCTTTTGTTCCAGGTTTGCGCATCTTCTCTTTTGATCCAGCTGCTATTCTTTTTTTCTTTGCATGAATATTTGCATATAGTCCAGGTCGTTTTGCCATTACACCATCCTCTTTTTTTTCTTCATTACTTTTTTAGCTGTTGATGAATTTCTTAATTTTTTAAAATCAGCTGCATCAATTTTCTTTTTATTGCCACCCATGCCAGCAATTTTTTTTTGTCCAGAAGAATATTTTTTACCAGGCATTATGTTTTCCTTTTCTTGTTTTTGTTTGCAAAGTTTTTAGCTGCGGCTACAGATCCAAATCCCCATTTTTTTAATGCTAAAGCTTTCCTAGTTGGTCTACCTTTAGAATCTTTCATAGGGCCTTTCATTCCAGCGAACCTTGCAGCAAAAGAAATTCGCCTTGGATTAGTACCTTTAGAAACTGGAGCTTTCACTCCAAAGTGTTTTCTTCCAGCAGCATTTAATCCACCTTTGGGATTTTGATGTTTTTTAAGAGTCATCAATTAATCCTTTTCGATAACCATTATGTCTATCAAATGTAAGCAGCTCACCTCTAGGTTCATCTGCAATACTGCAATGCACCCAGCCAGTATTACCGCCAGTATAACATTCAAGTATGAGCTGATCGAACTCCAGGTTATCTTTTATAAAATTACATAAACCCATATTAGCAACACCAGGCACTTCAAAATCTGCTGCTTGGCCTTTACAATGTTGGCTTTTCTTTGAGCTGCCAATTTGAATAGATAGTTCTGGACAGCGATAACCAGAACTAACGCTGAATGGTATTCCGTAATTATCTCTTACCGGCTGCAATATTTTTTCAGCAAGCATCTTCATGTAACGTATTTCATCAGCACCAGGATTATTGTTGATCCCTTGCCTTTCAGCAGTCTGGCTTTTTATTAATTCTTTTATTGAAAAGTTTTCTGATAACATCATTTTGGCTAAATCTCCTAGGTCTAATCATACCAGGGCAATTAGTTTCGTTGCTCCTGGTGCATCTGAGAGCCTTGTTTTTTGCTATTTTTTCTTAAACATCTTGGCAGCTTGTCCAGCTCCCTTAATTCC